AGAAAAGCAAATGTAACTGCTCAAAATTATAGATTAAAATTAGCAGGTAAATAATAAAAACAAAATATACAATAGAATATTTAAAAAATAAATTATGGGACAATACGGTAATCAACCAGATTTTGGAACAAGAGCGATTAATATAGTGCCAACAGGAGATCCGGATCCAAATCAAGAATTAGCAGGTGAAAATTTAGGTTCAGCCGCTCTATATATTGGAACTGGTGGAGACTTAAGAGTAACAGTAATAGGGGGCAATAGTGAAAGTTATAATACTACAATTTTTAAAAATATACCTGACGGGACATTTTTTCCGGTTATTGTTAGTAATGTATGGGCTGGATTTGAAGGGGATGTCTCAACAACCTGTGCTGATATAGTAGCGCTTTACTAATGGGATTTGGAATTGGTATTGGTATAGGTTGGCCTAACGCGAGTGCGTCAGCAGAACATGTGCCGACTGAAAGGTACCTTTTGGCGTCTTGTACAGGAGTAACATTTGATTGCACAACTCCTGATTTTCCAACTGGCACTTATGTTGTAGGTGATAGATTAAGATATGAGTTTCAAGGATTCTCTCAATTTGGCAAAGTAAATAGTATTACAACCAGTCCCGAACAAGATGTTATAGATATATATCCAACGGGGGTTAATACTAGTGAATGTTTTGATAACCAATTAGATTTATATTCAACTGTTTATGTTACCGGTTCCGATAATATTATTTATTTTGATTATGTATTAAAAACAAATATTTCTGAATTTGGTTCGTCTAATTCAGAGTATGCATTTACTTGGGGATTCTACCAAGATATTTATTACGAATACTATTCCTTCGGCGAATTTTATAGTGGTGTTATTTCGATAACTAGAAATGGTACATTGAATGATTATTATTTATATGTAGAAGGTGGTTCTGAAGTCCGATTATATCAAGAAGAATTGCAAATTCCTGAAGCAGATTTTATTTCTAATGCATGGATAATTGGTGGATATAGTAATAATCCTTATATTGCTAATACATATTCTTTTACAAATGCACAAGACGAGTGTTTTTACCCATATTTTATGAGGATAAATAATGGCTTTACTTTCGTTATTAATTATACACCACTCTGTTGATTATGGAAAATATAAGTAAAAATATTACATTTGAAAATTGGACAAATTACAAAGGTAAAGAGTTCTTTAAAGTTGAAAATATACCAACAGAAGAGCAAATCACTAATGGTAAATTGATTGCTGAAAATATTTTTGAAAAGTTAATTACTCAATTTGGAGAAGTTATCACTATTGAGAATGGTTTTTTAAATTCTGAATTAAATAATAAAATTTTAATAGGATTAAATTTTGAAAACGGAGATGCCTTAAAAATATCCTCAAGTAAAAGCGGAGAGATATTTAATTATATAAAAGACAATCTTGAATTTGATGCTTTGGTTTGGTTTTGCGGTAGTAAAAATAATCCACAATATATTTATGTATCTTATAATGCAGAAAACAAAAAGCAAATTTTAAAAACACAATACAGTAAGGAATTAAAAAAAATGGAATACATAGATTTTGAATAATAATAACAATTAACAATTAAATTAAATAAAAATGGAAATTACAAAACAGATTACAGCGGAACAATTAGAGAAAATCGTAGCAGGGCAAAAAGATTTGTCAACAATCTTAACAAACATTGGGGTATTAGAATCTCAAAAACACGGATTCTTGCATCAACTAGCAGATTTAAATAAATCAATTGAAGAATTTAAAGCAGAACTAGAAGCAGAATACGGAGCAATCAATATTAATTTAGAGGACGGTTCATACACTGAAATTGAAAAACCAGTAGTAGAATAATGAGTTCGGTTATTCGCAAGATAAGCATCGGAACAGACTATAAGAATGAGGCAATGCATTATTCTGTAGGTCAAAATGTTTATGGCGGACACGAGATTTCACATATACTATTAGAAGAAGAAGACAACTCATATAATATATATATTAAAAAGGATAACGAGGTAATGCCGTGGAAGAAATTTAATTCTAATATGAGCATTGCGGTTGAATACGATTTAGAATATTAAGGTGAGAAGTGTCTTTGATTTCATAGTTAAACCTGTGGGGTCTAGATATGAAAATAGTATTGAGGTTGAAGGTAAAGAATTAATTCTTAATACTAAGATAGAAACTTTCAAATCTGTTAATAATATGGCTGAGGTAGTTTCAATCCCATTAGCATATAAAACAGATATAAAAGTAGGTGATACCGTAATTATACATCATAATGTTTTTAGAAGATTTTATGATATAAAAGGTAAACAAAAAAATAGTAGAGCATACTTTAAAGAAGACTTATACTTCTGTAGCGCAGATCAAATCTACTTATACAAAACAGACACGCAATGGAAATCATTTGGCGATAGATGTTTTGTTAAGCCATTAAAAAATATAGACCATTTAAAGCTCGATAAAGAACGTAGACTTATTGGTATATTAAAATATGGTAATGACTCTTTAAAAGAGCTAGAAATCAATCCTGGAGACTTAGTGGGTTATACTCCTTTTGGAGAATATGAATTCATTATAGACGGCCAGAGATTATATTGTATGAAATCTAATGATATTGTTATTAAGTATGGATATAAAGGAGACGAAGAGGAATATAGTCCAAGCTGGGCACAAAGCGGTTCTTGAATTAATTAAAGTTGCTGAAGAAGCAATATTAAATAATGGGGAAGATGATTTGAGTGCAGACAAATTAAAGAATGCCGCTGCTACTAAAAAGCTAGCAATCTTTGATGCTTTTGAAATTCTAAATAGAATAGAAGAAGAGGAAAGAATGTTGGAAGAGAGCGAAAAGGATCCTAATACTAAAGTATTCAAAGGATTTGCAGAAGGGAGATCTAGATAATGTACGAGCAAACACTTTACAGAGTATTACCAGATCATATAAAACCCGGTGTCATAAAGAAAACAAATCGTTATAATAATTGGAAATATGGGTATAATAAAGACCATGATGTGGTTGTTATTAGTAAAACTGGAAAGATTGGTGAGATTATTGAAATCCAAAATCTAAAAATAGCATTACCATTATTAGAAAATTCGTATAAAACATCTGATAAAAAAGAACAACAATACTGGAAGCAATTAGAGGTTCCTAAAGAGTTAGAAAAAATAAAGAATGTATTTGATTGGAATAAATATCCCGATGCATTTAAAGAGAAGTATTACGACTATATAGACAACCAGTTCAAATATAGAGACGAGGGTTTTTCATTTTATAGTAACGGTACTCCAACATACATAACTGGTACACATTATATGTACCTACAGTGGAGTAAGATTGACGTAGGTGCACCAGATTTTAGAGAGTCTAATAGATTGTTCTTTATATTCTGGGAAGCTTGTAAAGCGGATACTAGATGTTATGGAATGTGTTATTTAAAGAATAGACGTTCTGGATTTTCATTTATGTCATCTGCTGAGTTAGTTAACATAGCTACGATGTCTAGTGATTCTAGGTTTGGTATATTATCAAAGACTGGATCTGATGCTAAGACAATGTTTACAGATAAAGTTGTACCTATATCACTTAACTATCCTTTCTTTTTTAAACCTATCCAAGATGGTATGGATAGACCTAAAACAGAGCTTGCATATCGAGTACCTGCTTCAAAGTTTACAAGAAGGAAGTTAGATAACAGTGAGTCTGCGGATGAATTAGCAGGATTAGATACAACTATTGACTGGAAAAATACCGGAGACAATAGTTATGATGGTGAAAAATTAAAAATATTAGTTCAGGATGAGGCTGCTAAATGGTTGAAACCTGATAATATCCTTAACAACTGGCGCGTTACTAAAACTTGTTTAAGATTAGGTAGCAAGATTGTTGGTAAATGTATGATGGGTTCTACCTCAAATGCATTAGACAAAGGGGGATCTAATTATAAAAAATTATATTATGACTCAGATGTCGAAAAAAGGAACCGCAACGGACAGACTAGCTCAGGATTATATAGTTTGTTCATACCTATGGAATGGTCGTTCGAAGGATTCATTGATACTTATGGCTTACCTGTATTCGATACGCCAGAAAAACCAATCAGAGGAGTTGACGGAAATGAAATAGATTGCGGAGTTATTGAGCACTGGCAAAATGAAGTAGATGGTTTAAAATCAGATTCTGATGGATTAAACGAATACTACAGACAGTTTCCAAGAACAGAACAACACGCGTTTAGAGATGAAACAAAACAATCATTGTTTAATCTTACTAAGATATACGAACAGATTGATTACAATGATGATTTAAGAAATACCGGGGTTTTAACTAGAGGTAGCTTTCAATGGTCAAATGGTATACTTGATTCTAAGGTAGATTTCTATCCAAACAAAGATGGTAGATTTCTAATATCTTGGGTACCGCCTAAACATCTGCAAAACCGCGTAATAATAAAAGATGGGTACAAATATCCAGGTAATGAACACTGTGGTGCATTTGGTTGCGATAGTTATGATATATCTGGGACTGTAGACAATAGAGGTTCAAACGGGGCTTTGCATGGATTAACAAAATTTTCTATGGAAGATGTGCCACCTAACCATTTCTTTTTAGAATATATAGCTAGACCTCAAACGGCAGAAATCTTTTTTGAAGAGATACTAATGGCTTGCGTGTTTTACGGTATGCCGATTTTGGCAGAGAATAACAAAGCAAGATTGTTATATCATTTTAAGAGAAGAGGATACAGGGGGTTTTCAATGAATAGACCTGATAAGGTTTGGAACAAATTATCACCAGCAGAAAAAGAAATTGGTGGTATACCAAACTCAGGACAAGATATTATACAAGCACACGCTGCGGCAATAGAAACCTATATAGAAAACTTTGTAGGTTATAATACTGATTCTCATGGAGATATGTATTTTCAAAAAACATTAGAGGACTGGGCAAGATTTAATATAAATGATAGAACAAAGCATGATGCTTCTATTAGTTCAGGATTAGCTATAATGGCGTGTAATAAACATATGTATACTCCAACAAGTAGCTTTCAAAAAGATGCAGTTTCTTTAGGATTTAAAAGATATAATAATGATGGTCATAGTTCAAAAATAATATAATAGATGATTTATACAAATAATAATAGTTCTTTCCCTAGCCAGGTGGTACCTGATGAAGAAAAACAAAGTTATGAATATGGCGCTTTAGTTGGCCGGGCTATTGAAAACGAATGGTTTAGAGGAGATCGCGTTGGCGGTGGAGTTGGAAACCGTTGGGGATCTAACTGGCAAAACTTTCATAGACTTAGACTTTATGCAAGAGGTGAGCAACCTGTACAAAAATATAAAGATGAATTATCTATAAATGGTGATTTATCATATCTTAATTTAGATTGGAAACCTATTCCTATTATACCTAAATTTGTAGATATTGTTGTTAATGGATTAAGTAATAAGAGTTATGAAATTAAAGCTTATGCCCAAGATCCTGAAGCAACAAAACAAAAAACAGACTATGCCGCTGGTATATTAAGAGATATGATGGCTAAAGAGTTATTGGACGAGATCCAATCAAAATTAGGAGCCAACCTATATAATACACTTGATCCAAGTAAATTACCAGAAACTACTGAAGAACTTGAAATACATTTACAATTAGATTATAAACAATCTATTGAAATTGCAGAAGAAGAAGTAATCAATCAAATATTAGATACTAATAAATATGATTTAGTTAGTAAAAGACTAAACTACGATTTAACAGTATTAGGTATTGCAGCTGCAAAAACAAATTGGAATCCAGCAAATGGTATTACAATTGATTGGGTAGATCCTGCGTCATTGGTTTATTCTTATACTGAAGATCCAAACTTTGAAGATATTTATTATGTTGGTGAAGTTAAGTCTATTAGTTTAGAAGAATTAAAAAAACAATTTCCACATTTATCTGATGCGGATTTAAAAGAAATAGAAAAGTATCCTGGAGATGTTAATTACACTCGTAATTATTATGGACAAGATCAAAATGATAATACAGTACAAGTGCTTTACTTTGAATATAAGACTTATTCAAACCAAGTATTTAAGATTAAGCAAACAGAACAAGGATTAGAGAAAGCATTAGAGAAACCTGATACTTTTAACCCACCAACAAGTGATAACTTCGAAAGAGTATCTAGAACAATTGAGGTATT